TGCAAAATATAATTTAACACAATCTTTACACTTCGGTGAACATCACAAAAGTCATGCTGCCGCAGGATATTATACCAGCGGATTAAGTGATGCTACAGTTGTCGTTATTGACAGTATTGGCGAGTTTGAAACTCTTACTGTATGGCAAGGTCAGGGCAATGACTTAAAGAAAGTCTATACACAAGGTTATCCGGATAGTCTAGGACTTTGGTTCAGTGCTATGACACAACGTATAGGATTAAAACCCAATGAAGAAGAATATATTCTCATGGGCATGGCAGCATACGGTGACCCCAACAAATACAAAGCCGATATATACGAAGATTTCTTCAGTGTAATCAACGGACCCGAAATTAAGTTTAAACGTAACTTGCATCGTGGCTGTCCTGATTGGCGTTTAGATTTACTCAGCGAACAAGATACATTTGATTTAGCCGCCGCTACTCAACAAGTGTACACTGAAATACTACAAGGTATTAGTCGTTGGGCTAGAGCAAACTTGCCCAGCAAGAACATTGTATTAATGGGCGGTTGTGCTCTTAACTGTGTGGCCAACAGTGAAATCACAGGAGACTGGGACCGAGTTTGGATTATGCCAAACCCCGGAGATGCTGGAAGTAGTGTCGGAGCAGTGGCCGCTTTCTTTGGCGAGCAAGTTACGTGGCCAGGAGCATATCTCGGCACAAACATAGGCGAGGAATATCCAGTTGATGAAACTATTAGTATACTTACAAGAGATAAAATTGTGGGAGTGGCTAGCGGCAAGGCTGAGTTCGGACCACGTGCTCTTGGGCACCGAAGCTTATTGGCAGATCCTAGAGGTTCCGAAATCAAAGACACAGTCAACGCAATCAAGCGAAGACAGCAATTCAGACCATTTGCACCAGCAATCCTAGAAGAACATGTACATGACTATTTCGATATGCCCGCAAATATAACCGCTAGTCCATATATGCAGTTTGTTGCTCGTTGTACTCGACCTGACGAGTTTCCTGCTATCATACACAAAGACGGAACAAGTCGTGTACAAACAGTGGGCAAAAATGACAGCCCGGGCTTCCGTAAACTATTAGAAAATTGGTACAGTGAAACTGGCTGTCCAATGTTATTGAATACCAGCTTGAACATCAAAGGTCAGCCAATGGTTAACAATCTTAAAGATGCCAAAGACTTTTACAAGAAATACAATGTACCTGTATTATCATGAGTAAAAATATTAAATACTCGTATAATGCTAGATGTTTTCTTTCTTAGTTACAACGAACCTTACGCTGACGAAAATTACGAACTTCTTAAAGAGAAAGTTCCACATGTTCGACGTGTCAATGGTATAACTGGTTTTACGGCAGCACATCAAGAATGTGCTCGTCGTAGTCTTACTAACAATTTTTATGTAGTAGACAGCGATGCAATTATATTAAATGACTTTGATTTTTTCTTTACACCCAGTAAATATAAGAAGTGGTGGGATATTCCAGAAAATGAATGTCTCTGTTTGTGGAATAGTATAAATCCTATAAATGACTTGACATACGGTCACGGAGGCGTTAAACTGTTACCTAAGCAATCTTTACTGAGTAAAAATCCAGACACAGTTGACTTTACCACTGGATTTGGATTAAATATTAAAGTCTTTGATCAAGTAAGTAATATTACTAAATTTAACTATGACGAGTTTAGCACGTGGCGCAGTGCCTTTCGCGAATGTGTTAAACTAGCCTCTAATTTAACCAACGAAGAATTAAGGCATAAATTAAACTATAACGACGAAGCTATAAATCGTGTTGTAGAAGAAAGTAATCAACGTCTTAAAATATGGACTACTAAAGGTGCAAAACAACCTTTTGGTAAGTATGCCATAGCCGGTGCAAAACAAGGCAGGAACTATGGATTAAAAAATACAGGCAAGGTCGAAGCCTTGCGTGTTATTAATGATTTAGAATGGATGAAAAATGAGTTTACTAAATTCTCTAGGAAATAAAATTATAAAAGTTAATAAGACGGAACCAAATCCCTTATTAAAATTAAAAGATATCCCTGTAGTCTTTTTAAGTTACGATGAACCTAATGCAGATGAAAACTTTCAATATTTGCTAGACAATCATCCTAACGCACAACAGATACGCAGGGTTCATGGTGTTAAAGGGTTCGACGCCGCCCATAAAGAAGCTGGACGAGTTTCAAATGCTCCTAGATTTTTTACAGTAGATGCTGACTGTAAAGTAGACAAAGCTATATGGTCTAAAAGCGTTGAACTCACTCCTGATATCGCAGAAGCTACATTAAGTTGGAGTAGTCGTAATATTGTCAATGGATTAGTATACGGCAATGGCGGCGTTAAACTATGGTATACTGAACATGTTATGAATATGAAAAGTCATGAAGCTGCCAACCCTGAAGATGGCACAAACAATGTAGACTTTTGCTGGGATCCTGAAAACTACAAGCAAATGAATAATACATACGGCGTTGTTCACAATAACTCCAGTGCCAAGCAATCATTTAGAGCAGGATTCCGTGAAGGTATTAAGATGGGCCTGGACCAAGGTAACAAAGTTCCATTAGAAGATTTCAAACATAAAATGTATCCCGCTAATTATGCTCGTTGGTTAATATGGATGACAGTGGGTCGAGACATTGAAAATGGTGCCTGGGTTATATATGGTGCAAGGTTAGCGGCATATAAGTTATATGTAGAAAATTTCGATCACACAGTAATTGCAGACTATGATTGGTTTAACACATTCTGGGAACAACAATCTCAAATTTTAAATCATGGGGAATACCTAGAAAGTCATAATCGTAAATTATTAACAGATTTAAAAGACAGTCTAGGCTTGCCGCTAGCGGAGTTAGATGCTGAACAAAGTGAATGGTTTAAACATGTGAATATCAGTCCTGGCAAAGGTGTAGGTTGGCCAGCGTTATTAAATCAAAGCGCATTGCCATTATATGGATTTACTTTACCCAAGTACTGATATGAATATACCTGTATATTTTCTATACACAGACGAAGACAACCTTAATGAGAATTGGGAAAGACTTCAATCTATTGCACCATGGGCCGAAGCAGTGGCCAGCGTGGGTACAATATTTGAAAGTCATAAGCACGTTGCTAATTTATGTGGTACTGACAGATTTTATGTAGTTGATGCCGATTGCTGGATCGTAGACGGATTTACATTTGATAAACAAATAGAACTCAAACCAAAATATGTAGCAGTATTTCGTGCTAAAAATCCTATTAATGGATTAGTGTATGGTCATGGTGGTATCAAATTGTTTAGCAAAGATTGCTTTAGTGCTGAGAGACTAGACAAGCCAGATATGACAACTACTCTAGCAGATGGTTATATAAAACTAAACATACTGGCCAGCGAACATCGTTTTAATTACACACCATATAGTACATGGCGCACAGCATTTAGGGAAGCAGTCAAACTCAGCGCAGGCATTAATAAAAACAACAATGACCAGGAAAGTCAAGATCGTTTAACAATGTGGTGCGAAGCAGGATTAGAAACACAATATGGATATTTTGCGATACAGGGCGCCAGAGAAGGATGTCTTTGGGCATCCAAAGACTATGATACAATGAAAGTCAATGACTTTGTTTGGTTGGAAGATAAATTTAAAGAATGGATAGGATTAAATGGACACAGATAAAATCACGTGGCTTTTTGGAATAGAAAAATATTTTCATTTTACACAAGATGTAAGAAAAAAGCAATTTATAAGAAATATTATAAATCTAAAATATGCAGATCAACAATCAAAGCCATGGTCTCTTAAAAATTTAATATCCGATGACTATAACAAGTATCCAGTAGCGTTCCGTGAAGATCGATTAAATTTTTACACAAATGTATGTTCACTAGACGAAGTCACTACAAGAGATATTGTTGGTACTTTATATTCTATATGGCCAGAAGATGAATTTATTCGTAAACTTTTTAAAATGATCGATGAAGGTTACGAAGTTGTATTACCTATAATTTTTTCTAAAAGTCAAGTACTTAGTAAGATATGGATGGCTGAAATTTTGTCCAAGTTTAACTTAAATTTTACAAACGTATTATTAATCGGCGGCTGGCTAACACATCATAGCCTATATCTTAAAGACATTAATTATAACAAATTGTTTAGCATTGATCCAGATGCTAGTATCAACGAATTGATAGAAATTATTAATCCAGATGCTTACGTTGAAAATAAATCTATCAACGATTGTTTTGACCATGAAAACAATCTAACCTTCTATGATAAGATTCTAGATGCAGACTTGGTTATCAATACCAGCAGTGAACATATGGACACCGAATGGTTTAACAAATTAAAGTCAGGTACAACTGTGTTCATCGAAAATAACAGCGATCCCATTGAAGAGCATATTAATTACTCCGAAACGTTGCCAGACTTTTTAAGAAAGTATCCAATGACAACAATTTACTATCGCGGAGAAATTACATTTCCTAAATATAAAAGGTACGCTCTTTACGGAGTAAAATAATGTATAATTACAGTGATATTACCACTGTGCATTTAGAAATGACAGAAGCATGTAATGCCTCTTGTCCTATGTGTGCTAGGAATTTAAATGGGGGCGAAGTAAGCCCATTGTTACACGGCGCAGAACTCGGCATTGCTGACATTAAACACATATTCCCTGTAGAGTTTATTAAACAGTTAAACAGATTGTATATGTGCGGCAACTATGGTGATCCCGCCGTAGCTGCAGATACATTAGAAGCGTTTGCTTATTTTAGAGAACATAACTCAAGCCTTAATCTTAGTATGCATACAAATGGCAGTATGAAAAAGCCTGAATGGTGGGCCAAGCTTGCGGGTGTAATAGGAAAAAAAGGTTACGTTATATTTGGCGTAGATGGATTAGAAGACACTAATCATTTATATCGTCAAGGAACTGTGTGGACTAAGATAATGGAAAATGCTCAGGCATTTATAGATGCGGGCGGCAGAGCACGTTGGGACTATATTGTATTTGCACACAATGAACATCAAGTAGAAGAAGCACAGACATTAGCAACTAAGATGGGCTTTGAAAAGTTTAACATTAAAAAGAGTAATAGATTTTTTAGTAATACTCGCGGCGAAGTTAAACAAGACCATCAGGCTGGCAATCGCAAAGGAGTTGCTACTACGTTGTTGACAATGCCCACTGATCCAAAATATCATAATGCCGCTATTAAAGATTTAGAAAACATTGCTAAAAGACAGGATAATACAAACCCAAATGATCTCATAACTACAGTAAATGGATTAAAAGGTCGAGTTGGTGCTCAAAAATTTACCGCTGATCCAGAAAAGAAAAAGCCCATGGAAAAGTATTGGGACACTGTACCTATCAAATGTAAAGTAGCAGAAGAGAAAAGCATTTATGTCACAGCTGAAGGATATTTACAACCGTGTTGTTGGACAGCTGGTCAAATGTATGTTTGGTATTGGAAAGCTAAGGGCGGTCAAATATGGAACGCTATCAATGAAGCTGGCTTAGATTCACTTGACTTGAAACAACATAGCATTAAGCATGTTGTTGAAGGTAAATTTATGCAGGAAATTATCCCTAATAGCTGGAATAAAAATAGCTGTGCCGAAGGAAAACTGGCAGTATGTGCCAAGACTTGCGGCACTACACATGATGCATTTGAGGAACAGTTTAAATGAGAATAGCAATATATGGCGACAGCTTTGCTTCATATGAAATTGAGTCTAGAGATATTCAAGGCCCTGCTTGGGTTGATGTAGTTAAAGAAAAATATAATACAGTTACTAATTATGCCGCACAAGGTACTAGCTTTTATTGGAGTTACAAAAAGTTCCAAGAACATCATGACAAATACGATGTAAACATATTTTTAATTACAGAAACACATAGATTATATTCTAAATTCTTAGAAGAAAATGTGTCTAGAGCGGGCTATAATAACTTATCATCTCTATTGACATTTCAAATGCGTAATGAAAAATTCCCTCCTGAGAATTACGAGTTGTTAAAAAATGTTTATTCTAGTCTGGTAACATACTATGCTTATTGGAAAGACTACGAAGTAGAAAAAGAATTTCACTATGCATTGCTTGACAAACTTAAGAGATCTACTAACAATACAATTTTTATTAATTGTTTCAACGATTCAGTTGAAGATATTGGCGATGAGACTAGTCTAATAGAAGTTCAATTTATGGAACAGCATAGTCTAGGTTTTGTAGAAAAATATAAAAATAATGACATTAATTTTGGTCACATAAAAGACGATAAATACTTCACTGACTATCGCAAGTGTCATTTATCAGAAGAAAACAATATGATACTAGCTAATAAAATAATAGATACAATAGAAAATAACAGATTTGAATTACCGTTGATGTTGTCAGATTTTGTTGTGCCCAGTAAAGACATAGAGTATTATGTCAAATGGAAAGATATCCATGGCAGCGATTAAATGCAATGAATTATATAACTCTTACGATATAAATCTGATCAGCGGGGAAATGAGTCACTGTTGCAAATTTGAACCCATACAGTTAAACATCAATGAAGTAAAAGAATTAGGCTTTAACTATTTTAGCAATAACACTGAAACAATAAAAGCAAGAACAGAATTATCACAGGGAATTAAAACTGCCAGATGTAAAGATTGTTGGGATTTAGAGGCAGCCGGAAAAGCTAGCTGGAGAACTAGTCGCCAAATACCATCTACCATTATAAACTTAAATTTACAAACCAGCTCGCTATGCAATCAAACTTGTTACTATTGCACTTATACGTTAAGCAGTTCTATTGCTAGATACGGTAGCTGGGTAAAAAATGATACTGGAGAAATATTCTCTTGGGCTAAAGAAAAAATAGACCCAGTAATAAATTTTGAACATATTATACAATTCGTCGATTCTATCCCTAGCTCAGTGAAGGTGATGGAGATTGGCCTCACTGGTGGAGAACCATTTATTGTTGACAATTTCAATGAAAATATCAAAACAATATTACAAACATTTTGTGAAAAAGACAAAGATAGATCAGTACGAATGTCGATATCAACGAACACAAATGTTGATATTCATAATTTACTTCATTTTTATGAAATGGTAAAAGAATTAAAGTCCAAATATAATCTTAAATTACTAATAACTACTAGCGTAGAAAATTTAGAAGAACGTGCTGAATATGTTAGGGGAGGATTGGTTTGGAGTAATTTCGTCGATAATTTCAAAATACATAATTCAAAATCAGATCAACATAACATCAGATTAACAATAAATCCGTTTAGCATAGTAAATATAGTTGACTTTGTTAAATTCTTTTCATCTTACAATATAAAGTTTGATTACAATTATCCGCATCAAAAGTTTTTTAGAACAGAGATATTAGATCATAGATTTCTACCAGAACTAACTAAGTTAGAAGAATATGTCAAGTCTAGTAATGTGGGTCATAAATTTATCAACGGTTGGTATAGTAATTTAAAATTTAATATTTCCAATGATACATCTAATGCTAAATTGTTTAGAAAAGCAATAACTAACATAGACTCAATTAGAAATACGAACTGGAGAACAGTTTTTCCAGAATACATAGAATGGTTTGATAATGAACCCTATTAAAATATACAATGAAGTCAATCGATTCGTCTTGGACTGGACTATTAATAGTCTTTGCACTTATCACTGTAGTTACTGCCCTGAATTGTTGCATCGTGGAGTAAATGTTCTAAAAAATAAATTAGAAGATCCGAAAATTATAAAAGATTTTCTAATTAAATTAGCAGAACAATTACACGGCCGTAGCGTACACATCTTTTTAAATGGTGGCGAGCCTACAATTAGTCCTAGTCTAGAAACAATCATTGAGTTTTGTAATGAAAAGGGTTGGTGTTTATATGTTAACACAAATGGCAGCCGAAGCTTAGATTGGTGGAAAGATTATGCTAAAAAAATTTACAAAGTAACTATCAGTTACCATCCAGAAAGTGTAGATGACAGTATATTCGAAAAAGTCGAATACATTGGCACACAAACAAATGTAGGAGTATTTACACTTATGTATCCGCCACTGTGGTCTAAATCACAGGATGCTTTTGAGAGATTCAAAACTTTTAAAGATATTACATTAGAACCTAGTAGAGTGTTTAAACGAGAAAGTCAGCAAAGTGATGCCAGCTACGAATATAATAATGAACAATTGGCATGGTTAGAAGCTAATAGTGGATTAGGAATTAAAGGAACAGGATTCCCCCCACCAGAAAATAACTATTATGGAGAAAATTCTATAGAATTTGACAATGGACATGTCGAGCATCTAGATGAAGTTGAGTATGTTAATAATTTAAAGAACACTTTCACTGGTTGGGAATGTACAATGGGTATCAATCACATCTTACTTGATGCTTATGGAAATATTAGAAAAAGTGCTTGTAACCAAGCCGAACTAATTGGTAACATCATTGATTTTAAAGGATTGCCAGCGTTAGTTCCTGAGATATGTACAATTAAATATTGCACCTGTACCAATGACGTATTGATACCTAAGGTAAAAATATGAATAATTATTTAACAGGCCCAACAAAACTTCAATTTGAACTAAGTTCAATGTGTAATGCTCTTTGTTTAGGTTGTGTTAGAACTGATGCCAGAACGTTTTTAAATAAGAAGTTTTCAATTCCAGACAAACAATATATTTCATTTGATGTATTTAAAAAGATTTTAACTGCACCAGAGTTTGCTACTGTAGAAGAATTAGAGTTTTGCGGAACAATCGACGATCCGCTGATGCATCCTGAATTTCTAGAGTTCTTAGATTTTGCCAGCACAGTTGGTAGATATAACATCATAATACATACAAATGCCAGTTTGCGTAATGTAGCATATTGGAAAAAATTAGCCGCTGTGTTAAAAAAGAATTATAATCATATGCTTAAATTCAGCATTGATGGTTTAGAAGACACCAACCATTTGTATAGGCAAAACACCACATGGTCTAAGATCATGGAAAATGCAGAAACTTTTATCAATGAAGGCGGTAGAGCGTTTTGGCAATATTTGATATTTCCATGGAATGAGCATCAAATAACTCAGGCTAAAGAACTCAGTGTTAACATGGGTTTTTGTCAATTTGCCAGCAGACATGATAGAAGTTTGATTACATCATTGGGCTTGGATGTAGTGCAACAGCGTAAAAACGCTATAGCAGATAGGCATATACCAGTGTCATCATTGATTGATATTAATAACAACTTAAAAAACACAGTAAACAACGATATATGTTGTAATAATAAAGAAAAGAAAATGTACTTTATTAGTTTTGACAGCAAACTATGGCCCTGCTGTTTTATGCAAAATGGTTTGATTACAAATGATCAAGGTAAAATGGATATACTACTCAAACGTTTGTACGAAGTTTATGGATCAGATAAATGGAATGATATCAGTGAAAACAGTATAAGTGATATATTGAAACATGAATTTTATGTCAATGATTTAGTGGCAAGTTGGAAATCAACCGAACATGGGTTTGGTAAAGAAGATAGAATTTATCGTTGCACAGAAGTTTGTAGTGTTAAGAATTTAGAAAAACTTCCAATTGGAAATTATAAGGTACTTTAATATGTTTAATTTTAAAGATTTACATGTGGGCTTAACTAACAGATGTAGACTGTTATGTCCTGAATGTGCAAGAACTAGCGTAGGTGGTAGATACATTCAAAGTATGTTTGATCTAGACACTGAATACTTTAAAAAGTTCTTAATAGATGCTAAGCCTGAGAGAATATTATTTTGTGGCAATTGGGGAGATCCAATATATTCAAAAGATCTTGTGGGTTTGATTCAGTCACTGAAGAACAATGATGCTAATTTAGTAATCATGATACATACCAATGGCAGTGGCAAAAGCACTGAATGGTGGCAATCATTGATGTCGTCGATGAATACCAACGACACATTAATATTCAGCATAGATGGCACACCCGATAATTTTAACCAATATAGAATAAACGCTAAATGGGATGATGTGAGCAACGCGGCTAGAACCTGTATCGAATACAAAAAACAACTTGGCGCAGGTCCAAAAATATATTGGAAACACTTGGTATTTTCTTATAATCAAGATACAATTAAATCAAGTTATGAGCTAAGTAAAACTATGGGGTTTGATTTATTTTTCCTACAGCATAGTCTAGTAGATGAAACCAACGAAAATACCTGGTTGGCAACCACTAAACCATTCAATGAAATAGAAAAAGAATTCAATGACTACAAAAATAAATCCTTACTGTAAAAAATTTCCTGGTGCCTTTATAGAATTTACAGGACTAGTAACCCCGTGTTGTTGGTTAGTCACTGACAAGAATCGCTACGAAGCACTAAAAGAATTCATGGGAGACAAATTTGATCATGCGTTTATCACATATCCACAAGACCAAATTGAATCTGCGTATGCTGTAGTAGAACAAAGCTGGGTAACTGATGATCCGTTTAAGACTTGTTTAAAGGTTTGTGGTACAGAAAATCCAGATAGTGCATTAAATAGAGCAGATAAAAATAATATATAAAATATACGAGTAAATAATAATATGACTAAAGAAATAAGTAAAACGTTTTGCATCCTGCCATGGGTACATTTAAGCACTCGTCCCAATGGCCATATGCGTGTGTGCTGTACTGCTAATGCCAGCTCAGTGGGCGCAACCAATGATAAAGTCCATGGCGGAGAAGTTGGTATTCTGAAAAATGCCGACGGCAAACCTGCTAACTTAAATCACACAGACTTTCTAAGTAGTTGGAATAATGACTACATGAAAAACACTAGACTTAAGATGCTTGCTGGGGAAGAACCTGCTAGTTGCACTAAATGTTATAAAGAAGAACGAGAAGGCCATAAATCTAAGCGTGAATGGGAAACCAAATATTGGAGCGAACGTGTCGACCTTGACAAGCTATTAGCAGACACACAAGAAGATGGATCAGTTCCTCCGCACATTGCTTACATTGACATGCGCTTTGGTACTAAATGTAATCTGGCCTGCGTAATGTGTAGCCCGCATGATAGCAGTTTATGGGTCCCTGAATGGAATACAATGTATCCAGAGATTAAAAACGAAACTCTCAAAGATACAATGCAATGGGGTAATAAAGGCAAAGAGAATGGTGCCAGTTACAATTGGCATAAAAACAATCCTGAGTTCTGGACACAGTTATGGGAACAGATTCCTAACATGAAACAGTTATATTTTGCAGGTGGCGAACCATTGATCATTGAAGAACATTATATGATTCTCGAAGAATGTATCAAACGAGGTTATGCCAAGGACATGGAAATTCGATACAACAGTAATGGTGTCGAATGGCGTGAAGACTTGTTTGAATTGTGGAGTCACTTTAAGTTGGTTCGTTATCATTATAGTGTTGATGCCATCGAAGATAGAAATGATTACATTCGTTATCCAAGTGTATGGGGAAGAAACTTGGAAGCATTTAGACAGTTAGATCAGGAAACAGGATCTAACACAGAAGTTTCTATTGCCTGTGCAGTACAAGCATTAAACATTTATTATATTCCAGAGTTCCTAAAATGGAAACTTGAACACGGCTTTAAGAAGATTAACATGTGGCCATTTGGCGCAGGCGGTATCAATTATCATTTTGTTTACCATCCACCGCACTTAAATGTTAAAATATTGCCAGCATGGTTTAAAGATGAAATTGAACGCAAGTATGAAGAATTTATTCCATGGTGGAAAGCTAATTGGCAACTAGGTGTCCCTGAATGGCATAAGGGCAAAGTCACTGAAGAGATGTGGCTAAACGCTGACTATGGCATCGAACGTCTGCGCGGTATGGTCAAGTTTGCTAAGAGCGAGGACTGGAGTGTACGTTTACCAGAAATGAAAGAATATATCGAACTTTTGGATAAACAGCGAGGCACGGATTTCTATGCTACGTTTCCTGAAATGAAAGATATTTTCAATGGTATTCAATGACACAACCCTTGTTGTAGTTGGTGATAGCTTTGTATACGGTCATTTAGGAGATGATTTGAATGCAGAATCTTGCCATAACAGAAGCTGGGTTCGACAATTAGAAAAAGCGGGTAATTTTAAAACTTCTGTGAATTTAGGAGCACCGGGAGGATCTAATTATCGTTCAATTAGGGTACTCTATGAATATCTAGAGCAAGAGTATAGTCATAATGAAAAATATCTAGTAATTTTTGCAGGATCAGAATTATCTAGATTTGAATTGCCAGTCAATCATAATACTGGTCGAACATTGACTATAGTGCCAGAAGATCCACTACATTATGATACTATACATACTGAAATTATAGCCGGCGGCATTGGTTCGTGGTGCCTGGACTTTACTAACCATAAATTCTCAGACTTTGTACGTATGCATTACGAAAGTTTTAACGATGATATATTTAGTGAAAAAATTTTACGCAACAGTTTATTTTCTCTTAAGGCGGTGCTAGACGATTTAAATATAGAATCTTTTTTTACTTCCACTGTATTACACCCAGAGGTATTGCCCAAAATGTCTTTATTAGGAAAAAAATTACCCATAATTAGATATGCAGATGCATGGGACAGTACATTCGGCATGACACAACTCTTATTGAATTCGGGTTTTAAACAATATTCCTGCAAGCATTTTGACGAACATGCCTATAAATTTTTAGCAGAATACATCTTAGAACAAATAAATATCATAAAAGGACATTAATATCATGGTTAATTTAGAATACGTACACGGAGATAATCTAGTAAAAGAATTTATCCCTGTTGATTCTGCAGAACATCTCAAGTGGATGAGCACCTGGAGTGATAGTAGCTATGCTGTAGATAATGTTTTTGATGAAGAAGAATTAGTCTGGTTAGAAGATTTAATGCATCGCGAACATCGCAGTCGTAGAGTTAAACGCAACGGAACGTTACATTTCAATGTAGATAATAAACGCATTCAAGATAAATTTTTTGGTAAATTAAAGGAAGTTATTCCTGAACTAACCAACGACTCACTTTGGGAAGGTAACTTTTTAATTACGGCCACGCCTTATAATTTGCATATCGATACAGGTAATCCTAATACATTAAAGGACAGCAACAGTGTTCCAGGAAAACAGTTTATTATCCCATTGTGGGTTTGTGATAAGAACAAAGGAGAAAGCACAGAATTAGACTGCGGCACAGCAATCTTTAAAAACAGATTCCTAATGTATGGAACAAACTTTGCTAAAGGTGATCCTAAGTATGATACAAATGTATTCTATACAGTACGCAATTATGATAACTTAGTATGCTACAAACGTGATGGCAGTATCTGGGAAGTTGATTGGAATCGGCAAACAATCAGCGATGAAATATACAATAGATATTTTAGACATTTTAATAAAAAGTGGCTAGAAGGATTCGAATTAGAAGGTGTATACAACTGGAAGCGCGGCGGCATTATTGTGTTTGATCGTTGTCAAGCTCATGCAGGCGTTAACTTTCCTGCCAGTGGTGTAACTATGAAATGTGGATTATCGATGATGTCCACAATTAAAAAATGATGATATTAAATGATGATATCCCAGGCTGGATAAACAAAACACAGTCTGATCAAATTACTAACTTAGTAAAATTATTACCAGATAATACCAGAATATTAGAAGTGGGTGCTGCCTTTGGCAAAAGTACATTGTCTATATTAAGTGGCATGAAATCAAGTCATACTCTGGACGTTTGCGATAAATGGGACGCACAATTCTTTTGGGACGTTATGAATAATCCTGAGCAAGTTGATTCTTTATATGGACAAAGAGAAAACATTTTAAATGTTCGCGATAAAATATTGACAAGAGAATTAACTATTAGGCAAGTATGGGAACTACATGTCTCTAAAAGTGCTAACTTTAATTTAATTAAAAATATATTTCAGCAAGAATCACTGACGCTGAACAGTGATAACTATGATATTGTATTTTTAGATGGAGACCATACTTATGAAAACGTATCAAAGGAATTGATAAAGTTTAATGGTGTTCCAGTTATATGCGGAGATGATTTTGGCTATCATTGTCCTGAAGTCATTCGAGCAGTAATCGAGTATGGCAATAGAAACAATAGAGTATTAACAGTAGACCTTAATTCATTCTTTTATATACTACGTAACGGTGACTTCAATGATTGCCTACGATGAAATCAAAATAGTTCACGTCGAGTCTAGTAGTAGATGTAATAGCCAATGTCCTATGTGTAGCAGATACACCGGGCATGGTTACGTGCAGCCGGACTTAGCAGAAGGCGATTTAACAGCAGATGTATTTTATAAACTGTTCACTCCAGAGTTTACTAGTCAATTGGATCATGTCTACTTCAGCGGGGTTTATGGAGATCCTTGCTTAAACAAACTATTACCAGAGTTTGTTAACTACTTAATGGACAACGGCTGTAAAAGTGTTAGCATAGATACTAATGGCGGCTACCGCAGTGAAGATTGGTGGGCCAGTCTTGCTCGTCCCAATGTACTAATTAACTTTGCCTTAGATGGCACAGACAATGAATCATTAGAGAAATATAGAATTGGTGTTAAGTATGATAAAGTTTATGCTAACTTACAAGCCTATGTGGCGGCCGGCGGAAATGCTCAATGGAACTTTATTGTATTCAGACACAATGAACATCAAGTTGAAACGGCCAAACAGTTGGCCAAAGACTTAGGCGTTAAGTTTAGACTTAAAGTTACTCAAAAATTTAGAGGCAAAAAAGACTTTAAGGTTATGGTAGAAGGCAAACATGTGTTCACATTGGAGCCTCCTGCTCATGAACAATTCAGGCATACTAATGTGGGCATCGAAGAACATGTACCGATTACATTATTTAAATTTGAAATAAACAACTATAAAAAGCTAAATGAAAATAAAATTACTTGTAAAAGTTTAGAACGTAAAGAAATATATTTGGCAGCCAATGGCTTATTAATGCCTTGTTGTTATTTAGGTACACATACACATGATAGCCCAGGCTCTTGGAATCTCAATGAGAATTACAATCTTGCCGATTTTGATTTGAATATATATTCGGTTGACGAAATTTTAAATAAACAGTATAATATTAGTTCTAAATGGAATAATACTGTAGAAGATGGAAATCTTATTACTTGTTTGCATACCTGCGGTAGTAAAGAAAATACTACTCTATATGTTTCAAACAATCTTGACAAGGAAAATATTTTAAAACAATGACAATGCCCGAAAATTTTTGTATGGCACCCTGGGTTCATGCAATGCATGATAGTCAGTATGTCAGAAAGGCTTGCTGTACAGCAGAAATACCCACAGATAAGAATACCAGAACAGCAAAAACTTTTGTAGAATTTCAAAACTCTACGTATATGAAAGAGATCAGAACATCTCTAATGAACAATAAATTTCCAGCCGCTTGTCATCAATGTGATGTTACTGTAGGTGATGCAAATAAAATTAATTTATTTAAAGACCATTGGAATACTTACTATTCTAAATATTATGATGATGCCATGACAAAAACAGAAGTAGATGGATCAACTACGTTTGAACCTGTTTATTATGATTATAGATTTGGTAAAACTTGTAATTTTAAATGTAGACATTGTAGTTCTAGTTCTAGTAGTCAAATTGAATTAGAAGAACGCATACATAATTTAGAACACGCAAGCCACGATGATTCGATAGAAGACTCAGATGAACGAAATAATTTACTTTATCAAGAACTAATATTAGCGGCTGATGAGCGTAGACTTAAAACATTACAATGGATTGGTGGCGAGCCGTTGTTTGAGCAACAGCATTGGGATTTTATGAACTACTTAAAAGAAACTAACAATACTAACTTGTCGGTTTCTTACATAACAAATCTTAGCATAACTAAATTTAAAGGTACGAGATTAGTAGATTTACTAGAACCTTTCTCAGATGTTAATATTCATGCAAGTTGTGAAGCAGGCGGCCTAGCCGGAGAATATATACGCAGAGGATTAAATTGGGAGAAATGGAAAAGTAATTTTGATGAACTTAATAAACATTTTAAGCAATCACAGGCTCAGGGTAAAAACAGGAATTTAGGTTCAGGACTGACTATAACAATCTTTACTTTATGCGGATTTAAAGAATGGTTAGAATTTATTATAGAACAAGATTTACCTACACACGATATCACATTAGTTAAACATAACAATAACAATAAGTATCTATGCTTTGATTATCTAGGAAAATATAAAGAACAATGGGTAGATGAATTTAAAAAAATATTAGATGAATACAAATCGCAGTTAAAAGAATCTATAGCCAATGACTTATATTCTGCGTTAGAATTAATTAAACAACATTCTACATTAGATATCAGTGAATTAGATTTAACAAATTTAAATGATAATAGAGTCAAACAGATACGCAGGGCATTCTCATATGCGAAAAAGATAGATACCATTGATCAATATCCAACAACACAAGATGTAATAAAAGATTATCCATTTTTACAAGAATGGTGGAATAACATACAAGCCAAATTATGAACAAAGACAGCAAAACATTCTGTATAATGCCTTTTATACATCAAAACATCAAGCACGAGGGCAAAGTCGGTGCTTGCTGGCGTTATCCAGATCGTATCGGAGACTATCGTAGTCAAACATTAAGTGAAATTTGGAACAGTAACGAAACTCGAGAACTTCGTAGAGCTGTATTAAATGACGAGCGTCCTACTGGATGCCGTAGTTGCTGGGACTTTGAAGACAGCGGAGTTGCTAGTACTAGACAAACATGTAATGAAACATATAAAGATAGCTATAATATTGATTTTGACAAAGTAGTAAGTAAGGTAGCAGAAGACTATTCAATGCCCTACGAGCCTCAGAGCATTGAAATACGTTTTGATAATACTTGTAATCTACGCTGTAGACATTGTAGTCCTACTTACAGTAGTCAATGGGAAGTATTGGCATTTAAAGATCCTGAAGTAAAAACATTTTTTATCAAGCATGGTGCTGGAAGATTAGAAAAGAAACATATCAGTTTGCCTGAACGTAGCTTTGAAGAGTTTAAAAATGCCATCCCGCATCTACGTGAAGTATTGATTGCTGGCGGCGAACCTCTACAACAAAAGCGTCATTGGGAAATGATTGATGCAATGGCTGATCACGCACATAACATAACACTAAGTTATAACAGTAATCTAGTGGCACTGGGATTGGGTTACTATAACGTATTGGATCATTGGCCTAAGTTTAAAAAGATTATTCTACGTGTAAGTATCGATGGTGATGATACTACATTCAGTTACTTTAGAACCTATGGTGATATTAATAAGATAGTAGACAATGTTCAAAAATTACACGAACTTAAAAATATCGAAATGAGTCTGACTACAACTATTAGCATTTACAATATAAGCAGACTTGTTGATATTGTTAAGTTTGTTAACAACGCAGGCGGATTGTTCCATACTAGCATAGTACAGTTTCCAAAAGCAATCAATCCCAAAGTGTTACCAAAAGACATTAAAGATAAAATTACTGCTGAGTGGACAGCGTTTAAATTAACGTTAGATGAACCCACGCTATGGACGCACACACAATGGTCTAGTACTAGACTAGTTAACCAACAAAAGAAGCGGATTATTCGCTACGGTGATTATGCGATTAATTATATGAATGCAGAAGATTACTCGACAGAATTAATTGAAACTGCAAATTATATAAACTTCATGGACAAGCATAATAACACAGATTTTAAGTTGGTGTACCCTGAGCTTGCAAGTATTCTTTAACTTTAGATACTATTTCAGGTATACTAGCTTCGCATGAATTTTTTCTAATACTGTCTATGTTAGACAAATAATTTAATAAATTGGTTGCTTCTTCAGCATTACCTTTTGCTTTATTGATAATTTGTGTCAATTTGAGCAAACTAGCACTAATACATTCTGGTATACCTTCTAGATCAGGATAATTTAAAGTAAAATTGTTGCGATACTCTTCTACCCAGTCCAGGACTTTGTTATAATATTCTGCGGGAAGTATATTCAAATTAATATAACTAGGATCATGTGCTGGTTGTAATTTAAAGAAACCATCATATTCTGTGGCAAGAAGTCCAGATCTAAAGACAGTAATCTTATTGCCAGAATCTTTATATTTGTCCATCCACCATGTCATTAACTTGGGTATTTCTAATACGCTTAGTACACTTAGTGTAGTTGACATTATGATGCTAATATTTTCATATTGTTTACCATATGCTAGCCAATGGTCGATAGCATTGCTAACTGTTTGTTTTGCATCACCTTCCCATGTGCTACCATAGCGAACATAATCATTGACATGACCGTACGCATCTATACTGAGATTTAATTGAACTGCTTCAAATCTAGCTAAATTTTCCAGTAGCTTGGGGCTAGGAATATAGCTACAATTTGTATATATTTCTAGACTAATTTGTTCAGGCTTACCTTGTTCACAGATTAAGTCAATGAACTTAATAAACTCCGGATTAATCATAGGCTCGCCGCCGGTGAATTTAATAACACGCAGAGTACGTAATGTTTCTTCGTTAGGAACGAATTTTAAGTTATCCAATTTTTTAAACACTTGACGTTTAATATTTTTATTTACAACTTGATTTAATTCTAATTCATCAGTATGCCATGTCGTGCTCAACGAGCTATTACATGTTAGACAAGCCAGATTGCAATAGTTACCGAAACCCACTTCTAAGAATTCTAACTTAGGTCTTTCAGACTCTGATCGCTTGTGCAATAGTCCACCGTTATATAAGATAGCAGATCCTAGTCTCATACTTTGAGATACTTCACCTTTATTCCCTCGTTCTTCTTTATAGCATTTATGACATCCTACTAAAGGAGTATTATTTTCAGTATATTCTCTTGCGGCACTCCAATAGTCTCCAAAGAAGCTTTCTTCCATGGTAGTTGTCTGTATCATTGACTCTTCTCTAACATGGCTTAGTTGTAATAGCTTATCAGTGCTATTTGGTTCTTGTTTAGCTTTGTATGTTTCATTTCCGATATCATATCTACAGCAAAGTTTACTTTGCCCTGTTGGTTTATATTGGATATGCATCCATGGCAGAATACAGAAAGAAGGATTTCGTTCAGAATATAATTTACCGGCGTAGTCTTCGATTGGGTTATTATCTTTGTCTGATAGCTCTACCACAGTAAGATATTCTTTAATGTTTTTAAGCCACACTCTATGTAAAATATTATCTATCGCTTCTTTGTATTCAGGTGTATCATGATAAGATATATCTAATTTTAAAAATTGCGTAGACTTACCTATAGGCCTTAGGCTATCTATTATTTCTATAAACCTATTGGTTTCTTTAATAATATCAATATTGACGAATTTAAACTGACGAGATCTAAAGTGATCCCATGCTTTTTTAAAATCTAAAAAATTATGTCTTGTGTTCAATCCAACCGTTTCGTGCCAATTAAACTTTTCTATACTAATGCCAATCTGAGATTTAAAAATATCTAAGTGAGCATGAAATGCTGTAGAATCATATTTGTTATCATGATCAAAAACACCATCCCACTTCAGAATGGCTTGAAACATTTCTATATTGGCTTGATTATTATCATATATAATAAAATTATAATTGTCATAGAAATCGTCAGTCAGTGATGTTAAATGACGATCTGCATATGCTCTATAAAATAAACTAAAAAGACTACTGGCATGGCCTATGTACCTTATACAAGTATTGTTAAGAATGCCTTTTCCTTTTGCTACAATATTTTTGGAAATAATTTTATATTTTTTATTAGTCATTTTATTTTAAATGCGTGATAGCATCTTCGAATGTTTGCCACATTTGTAAGTCTGTTCCTGGATCTTTATAATCTATATATCCAGTGATACCTTTATTCTGTAACTTCTCTATACAGCCTGAAATCTCATTGCGTAAGTTTTTATATCCATAACCAATGATATTATTTCTCCAACCTGCAATATCACTTAAACAAATATAAAGTCTTTTATTGTTGATTAATTTAATAGCTGGCCATGGATCGTCTAATAAGTCTGCTTCTATATAGCTATGTTTAAATGATTTAAATTTTTGCCAGCACTCTTTTAAATCTTCTTCACTGTTAAAAAACGGTAATAAGTGTTCATATGCTTCAATAATATCCTTCATTGAATTCATGTGGAAAGCATGTAACGGGTCGTTTCTATATTCCTTGCCGATACCTAATAATGTGTCAGAAAATGTTTCTCTAGATCCATCCCAACGTTCTATTATTTTTCTACGAATTTCTGTACATTGTTTAATGATATCAAAATGTACTACATCTACTGTTTTACGAGCAGAATTTTTACTCATGCTGACGATAAAGTCTTTAAATCCGCTGGAAGGCAATGCAATAGTATCTATTTCTTCCCAATTAATGTTAACAGGATAATTTATTTCTTCGGGAAAATAATTTTCTGTATTGCGAATGAAACATTGCCATGTTATGTCATTGATTCGTCTAGGATATTTGCTGGGTAAGATCTTTTCTAAAACTTTTTTATATTGATCTGTTAGCTTTGGCATCATGTACAATGATTGCCAATATTTGTTGTATCTATCTACATCGTTTTCAGGATACAAATAAGTTTGACTGGTTCGTATGCCGTTGTTTAAGTTAATTACTTTTATGCCATTGGACAATGATGTATTGATAATATTCCAGCCTTTTTTAGTGTTGGCGGAAACTGTATGATCGCTAAAAGTCAATGACAGAGGAGTATAATTATCATGAACGCAGCTTTCGTCTGGAATTCCTTTAGTAACAGTTTGAATTCCCATGGCCTCTCCCCATTTTGGTTTTCCTAATTTCTCCCACATTTTGACATTTACAATAGCAGTAATAGGAAACAACCAAAAGCTGTCAGCCCATTCTGCGGCCTTTGGATCATTATGCAATAGTCTATTTTGATATTGATCCATAATATGGCCAGCAACTAACCAGTCACCGCCCGACGTATCTATATAGTTGATACACTCATCATGATAGGCATGTATATCAATTATATTACCTTCCCATGTTAAAATTAGATAATCAAAATTTGATTCTGATGCTCTTTCTAAACATTTATCTTCAGTGTCTTCTATAATACTGTCTAAAGGATTTCCTTCGATTTTATCAATATACAAATTTCTTTTATAAAATGTTCGTAGGCTATCCCTTACAACTTCATCAACGCCGATCCCGCTCTTGTCAAATACAAGAGCATTTACATAAGTCTTACGCATATACAGTTTTCCAATTTAAATAATTTTGATATATACGGTCATTCCAACTGGGGCCCATATGACCGTGAACAATGATATGATACCTATCCTCATTACTGTGATTAACTACAGCATGAACATTGTATAAGTTTAATTTGATAGCTCGCCCGGCTGTCCATGGCAACATACCAATATCATCCATGTAAAACTTGCAATTTTCGGGGTGATTTAATGCTAGATTAACAGGACCAATATGGCTTTGATTAATATCCAACGTATCGCGATGTGGAATTATATATCCCCCGGGTGCAAGTTTCATAATTCTAACTCTAAAATACTTGTTATAGTCAAATTTATCTTTAAAAAATTTAGTAATAGTCGGACATACATCAGCGACATCGGTCCATCTCCAGGGGCAATTGTCGTCGGTGTATCCATATGTATGCGGGCTTTCAGTGTGAACACTAGTGATACCGTGTATACACAAACTGCTCCATCCGCTGTGACTTTCATGATGTCTGTGAGGAACAAAATGCTTTTCTAATGCCTTCGCTTCTCTATGCATTTCTGTCCAATCTTCAGTGTCTTTCCAGTCGTCGATTGGTAAAAATGGAATGGTAGAATTCATATTGACATCTCTAGGTATTTCTAAATTCTGAGGGTATTTGCAAGATGCAGGGTAGCTATTTCTTTTTGAAAAGCTATCTATAGGTTCATTACTGATACCATAGTCATTTAGGTGCTCGGTCATAATTTATCCAGGTTATATTTACTAAATATTTATCAGAGCATTTAATATTTAAGGATCCACAATGTCAACAGTTAATAAATTAATCAAGGCGAGACATACTACTCGTTTAATGAAAAATAGTATAGATGAAAATGATATACAAACAATTTTGGATAGCGCCAGACGTGCTCCTAGTAAAAACAAAATTTATGGTTACAAAGTTTTTGCATTAACGGAATCAGATTTGGGTAAACAACTAAAATTAGAATTGTGTGATCACATTACTTCATGTGAAGGTGATAAAGGACAACAAGTTTATCTGTTACAAACCAAAGCACCTTTAGTTTTACTTTACGTAACTAATCCAGCCCCCGAGCATCAAATGGTTGATATTAAAGAAAACAATGGCACAGAAGTATACGACAGAGTTTATAGTGAAGTCAAAAGTGAAGCTGATCGTTATGTCATGGTCAAAGGCTCAGTTCGTGACGCAATGATTAGCGCAACATACGCACAACTAACAGCGGAAGATTTGGGATACGGAACAGCATTTGTTGCCTGTGGTATGGAAGATGTTTTATTTAATGATAGATTTACTAGCTTATTGGCCAAAGAGTTTGGCAGCGATTTTAAATCACAGCCAATTGAAGCAATCGTTGCTGTTTGTATCGGACCCAAGGAACAAAAGATTCTAGATATATATGCTGGTATAGATTCGTCTATAGAAGAAGAATATTTAGACGGTGAGACTCATTATAAACGCAGTGGTAGAGAAGAAAGTTTCTTTATTAATAAAAAACAAGAAACAATGATAGTTAACATATAACATATGAATACAACTTACTGCTCCAAAAGCTGGACTGATATAAACATTGATTTCGAATCAAGAACTCTACGCCATTGCTGTAAAGCAAAAGGACATAGTTTTCCAGAAAAATTAACAGAACAATTTATTAGTCTAAGTGATGTAATTAAAGAGCGCAGGCAGCAAAGCTTGGAGAACATCGCGCACAGTGATTGTAATGCATGTTGGGATGACTATACTAAAGGAAACTCGGCATACAGAGATTGGGCCAATAGATGGGATAATATTTTTCTCAAAGACAATCAAATCAAAGTCAATGACGATGATAAGTTTGTTCATTATATAGAAATTAAAACAGATAGTACATGTGATTTGGCTTGCCTATATTGTAGTCCAAATAGCAGTAGTAAAATTGCTCAAGAGGAAGGATTGCCTGTTAGGGATTCTACAAAAGAAGATGATTATATTATTTTCAAGTCTTGGATTAAAAATTATATATTACGAGAAGATGTCACTGCTACTCAATTGATTTTTATCTTTTTAGGTGGCGAACCCACAGCCAGTGAACGTTTCTATGAGTTGGTAGATTACATTGAAGATGTAGCTAAATTAACTGATAAAAAGATTAGACTTGAAATATGTACTAATGCTAATAGTAAAAAATTCTTAATGGACAAAGTTATTACTAGAATGGATACCAGTAAACTAACATGGGGTATCGGAGTTAGTAATGAAGCGTTTGGCGAAGATGCTGAAGGTCTTCGCCATGGTTTAGATTGGCAACGTTTCGGAGAAAACTTTAAAAGATATATTCAACATCCCAAAACTGAATTAATTGTAATGAGCCCCACTATTAATATTTTTAATTTGAAAAGTTTTCACTTGTATATTACATGGGTCTACGAACAATTCAAATTATATGCTCCAGAAAAAGAATTCACATGGTACGGTAACTTTGTCAGTTGGCCAGATGAAATGGATATCTCACATTTGCCGATAGAATATATTAAATATATAGAACTGGCAGAACAGGCTATACTAAAAGAAGCAGGTAATACCAAACATGTTTTCAAAGAGAATTTTATAACATTCATCGACACAATGAAGCAACGACTAGCGGCAGCATATAATCCTGATTACAAACAAATAGCCGAAGATTTTTTGGTGCGTAAACAAGCAGTAAAGAAAACTGACAAATTAATTAGATTGATGAATAATTTAGACCTATGATTGATATTGACAATATGCCTTTAAGAATGCTACAATTAGAAGCTGCCAGAATTATCAGTAGTATGGAAGCTACTAACGATAACATATACAAGTTTAACAAGGAAAGCAGACACGATAGTACCGGATGGTACAAGGCTGCTATAACTTGGTATGTAAAAGAATATGGCGGCTTGCCCAGTGAAGTCGGACCAGGTAAAGAAATAAAATTTATATACGAACAAAATGAGTGATTTAAAAACCAGTGAATACGACTTTACTAAGATACCTTACAGTGACTTAGTTAGAGTTGGACAGAGAACAATGCTATACCGCGATATGTTTACTGTATCTTGGCTCTTAGGACGCTACTGTAACTATCGTTGTAGCTATTGCTGGCCCTATGCTCGCAGTGATACAAAGGATCATCGTCCTACTCCACTAATGCTACACACAGTAGATGAGATTAAACGTCAATCAAGAGAAAACGGATTTAATAGTTTCCACTTTAGTCTAAGTGGCGGCGAGCCTACATTCCATCCTGCTTACATTGATATCCTTAATCATTTAAATGATGATGCTGCCAATACAAACTATACCAGCGTACACATGACCAGTAATATGAGTCGCCCTCTTAAATGGTTTGAAGAACAATATGTTCCAGCAGTTAAGAACTTCCACCGTGCTAGCATCACAGCAAGTTGCCATCGTGAACACGTTGATACAGATAAGAAGGTAGAAGAGTTTGCTGACAAACTAGTCTTATGCCAAGAATACGACACACAGATAACTATCAACATGGTCATGGTTCCGGAGCAGTTTAATGAGATATATGATCTAAGTTTATACTTTCATAACCGAGGTATTAACGTAACACTCAAGCCACAAAGCGATCCAACCGCAAGCAGAGTAGTAGATGGGTATACACCTGAGATGTTGGCTAAGTTACACAATGGTATGCCACAACGTGCTTACACAGAAGAAAAGGCATTAAAGTCTGGACTAGTCAAACGCCCAAAGCCAACATTTATGATTGACAAAGCAGATACTCAGCGTAAGAAACAAGTGGATATTGATCCGCATTATCAAATTGAATTTGTAGATAAAGATGGCAATCCCTGGTTCATGGACCAAGCAGAACGTTTTAATGCGTTTAACTTTAACAACTTTCACGGCTGGGAATGTAGCAGTGGCTATCGCAGTATTATTATTCGTGAGCCAGATGGCACCGTAAAGCGTAGTTATAGCTGTAGCGAAGTGCCATTAGGGCATATTGAAACAGGCTTTAAGTTGTACGACAAGCCTATGCCCTGCGGTGGAACAAGTTGTGTGAGTAGTGCCGACAGTAAGATACCAAAACGTGCGCCAGGCACCAAGTTGCCATTGTTCCCTGGGGACAAGAGTTATGAGTAAAACTTTTTGTGTCCTGCCATGGATACACGCACAAACTAAACCCAACGGACAAATAAAACCTTGTTGCAGATTTGATACCAAACATGTAGATTATCAATTACCTGATAAAACTTATAAATTTGACAAATTTAATATTAACGATGAAAATACTTCATTTACTTTTGCATTAGGCTCATCTGAATGGCAAGAAATTCGAGAAACAATGTTAAAGGATAAAAAAGTTCCTGGATGCAGAAAATGTTATCAAGAAGAAGAATTTGCATTTAACAACAACTACAAAAATCCTCGTAGGAGAATTAAAAGTCTTAGAGAAAAAGAAAACTGGACTCGTAACAATAAAAATTTAACATCTCCAGAAGATAATTCTATAGAAATTAGATATTTAGAAATTACCATGGGTAATTATTGTAATTTAAAATGCAGAACATGTGGCTCTGATTTGAGCACTACTTGGGAAGATGATGATGCTATTTTAAGTAATTATTACAAAGAACGAAAAGTAACTAAAATTAATAATATAGAAAAAGAATGGAATATAGAAGATTTTTCTAGCATTGAAGAAATTAAGTTCACAGGCGGCGAGCCCATGCTACATCCAAATTTTATTAAAATCTTAGATATTCTAATACAGTCAGGCAGGGCTGATCAAATAACGTTAGACATTTTTACTAATGCAAGTTGGGTTCCGAAAGAAAAAGTTCTAACACGTTTAGATCAATTTTTTAAAGTTTATATTAATTTAAGTGTCGACGGTGTAGGTAAAGTAAATGACTATATACGTTATCCCAGTGAATGGTCTACTGTCAATGAGTCTGTTTGTGAATGGTTAAAGTTAGAAAAACAATATACAGGAAAGTATTATGAAGCAAATGGAGAAGGACCGTTTTTAACAAGAAAATATATAGTAAAATGGGTTCCATGCGTTAGTATATATAATGTTTGGCATTTTCATATTATGATTGATTGGTGGTTTGGTTTACAACAAGAATTTAGAGGTAAGCCATGGTGGGATAGTAAAAATTATATGGTTAATATTGTACACGATCCTAAGTTTTTAAAGCCATCTTTAATATTTCCATTGTTTTCTAAAAAAGTTCATATAGAAAAATTATTAGCGCATAAAAATAATTTACTAGAAGAGTTAAAATCAAATGTAATTGACGAAAAAGATATTCATGAAGCTGAATTAGATTTAAATACTATGTATAACAAAGTAATTGGTTCGATTAACGAAGAATGCAACAGCGAACAAATAACGATTTTTATACAATACACGGCGGATCTTGACAAGATTAGAAAACAAGATATTAGAACAGACTTACCTGACTTATGGAAACAATTCGAGGATATGATAGAATATAAAGGAAGAATCAATGAGTAATACATTTTGCCCAATACCTTGGAACTTCCAGGCTGTTCGCAATAATGGAGACATTCGAGTTTGTTGTCAAGCCAACGTAACGGATAACCAAGGTGTTGTTAGACACGAAGATGGAACTCCGTATAATGCTGGTAGAGACAATATGGAAACTGCCCGTAATGCTACACTAATGAAAGAAGTTCGCAAGAACATGTTAGTAGGTGAGTGGAGTCAAGAGTGCGGACGTTGTCAACAAGAAGAAGCTAGTGGTCTTAATAGTCGCAGACAATATGAATTAGAAAACTGGAAGTTTAACATCGATGATGCTCGTTATATCACAGAAGAAGATGGTAGTATCAAAGACAGAAACTTAGAATACTACGATCTGCGTTTTGGTAACTTATGTAATCTTGCTTGCCGCATGTGTGGCCCTACTGATAGTCATACTTGGTACGAGCAATGGACTGAATATCATGGCAGTGATGAATACAAAGATACGCATGGAACAGTTAAATTAGCTCGTAATGATAATGGTAGATTGTCTACTACAGACTATGACTGGCATAACAGTGAAAGTTTCTGGACACAGATAGAAGCAAACATTCCAAACATCAAGCACGTTTATATGGCAGGCGGTGAGCCTATGATGATCGAACGTCACTACGAGTTTCTACAAAAATGTATTGATGCAGGTCATAGTAAGAAGATGATTATTGAATACAATACCAATATGAGTAACTTGCCCAACCGTGTATTAGATATGTGGACACAGTTTAAGCAAGTTCGTGTTGGTGCCAGTATGGATGGCATGGGCGAAACAGTTGAATATCAGCGTTGGCCATTAAAGTGGAATCAAGCATACAAGAATTTACAGAAGTTAGATGAATACGCAGAAAAGAATCCAAACATACTTGCTTGGTTGGCTTGTACAGTAACAGCATATAATATTTGGCACATACCACGTTTTATGAAGTGGAAGTTAAACAGTAGCGGATTTACTAAGATTAACAGCACAAAGAAGCGTCCCATCATTACACATCATGTAGCTCACGGCCCAAAGCGTGTTAATGTGCGTGTATTACCTGCTGATATGAAACAACAGATTGTTGAATACTATGCTAAATGTATCACTGAGTTCAACGCAGAATATCCAGAAGATATTGCTAAGAACGCAGAAAATATTTTAAACAGTATTACAAAATACATGTTGGGTGCAGACTTTAGCGATAAACTTCCAGAGTTTGTTAAGTTTACCAACTACCTAGATCATGCACGTGGGCATAGCATACTAGACATTGTACCTGAATATACAAGATTGTTTAAATGAAAATAGCAATATTTGGTGATAGCTATGCCGCCAGCACTGGTCTAACAAGTTGGGGTTCATTGCTATCTACAATGAACAGATGTCAAGTTGAAAATTTTGCCAGAAGAGGAACAAGTTTATTTTATTCTTATTTAAAATTTATAGAAAATTATAAGAACTTTGATATTATAGTATTTTTAGTCACTGCCCCAGGTAGACTATACCACGAAGAAGCAATTCCAAATCTCTCTTCGGTAGAATATAGATTGAAAACTTGCGAGCCGTATCAGCATAAAGAACAAGAATTATTTAAAGCGGCGATACAATATTATTTGCATTTACAAGATTCTAAATTCGACAATTTTGTTCATATAGCGTTAATAGAAAAAATTGTTAAATTATCAATTGAAAATGATAAAAAATTAATTATGTTACCGTCATTAGGTGAATCTAAGAACATAGAAATTATGAAGTATAGCGGATTAGAATTCTTTCTTGATTACGTAAACGTTGAAGAAAGAAAGCATTTTGGTATTCCAGATAATCGTATGTATTTAGAAAGACTTAGATTACAAAATCACATCACTGATGAAAATAATTTGGTGTTTGCTAAGTTATTAACCAGAATCATCAATGGAGAAGAATTTAAAATAAATAGAAGTGATTTTAATCCTTGTCCGGATGAAGATCCTAATTTATATTATGATATGGAAAAAATGAAAGAATTATGAAAAAAATATTAATAGCAGGCAATAGCAATTATGGTCTAGCAGAAGGATTAAAAGAATCTCTAGCAGAACACGACGTTACCTTTATAAGTAGAAGCTGTGGTTATGATTTAACCAAAGCAGAACAGCAACAGAGGTTTTCTGAATCAGCGCATGAATATGATGTTGTTATATTATGTAGCGCATTGTGGAAGTTTAATCAAACACTATTACTTGAAGCAACGTACAAAAAGTTAAAAGCATTAGGAAAGAAAACTCATATTATTGCTATTGGTAGTACAACTGATAGAGTAATGAAAGCCACAGATTGGTTATACAATGCGGAAAAGAAAGCATTGCGTGACTATTGTAATAGTCTATGTCTTAACGGAGTATGGAATGAAGGACCTAGAGTAAGCTATATTAGCTTCGGTACTTTAAGTAACATGCAAGAGAAACATCCTGGACGTAAAACAATTACAATTCAGGATGCCGCCAATTATATTAAATGGTTAACTGAACAACCAGCTTATCTGCACATAAATGAGATAAGTATTGATCCGTTACAAACCTAATTTTTCTTTAAATTCTTTTAGTTCACGAACACCAAGCCCTGCGTCTTGTCCCAGGGCTTTTTCGTCATTGCCGTATTTTTCAATTAATGTAATCCATTTTTCGTAGCTGATTAAATTCTTTAATAAGTCATACTCTCCGGCACTGAACTTGACAGTATTAACAGCGTAGTCTTCAAATGCCGAACAGGCTTCAGGAAACAAAGGTTTAACCAAGTCATACATAGCACCTGCAAACTCTCGGATTTCCCATTGTGCGTGTGGATCCATACGCAAGCGAGCCATGTGTAAGAAGTTCTTCAAGTTGGCTTTCCAATACAATTCTGTATATCCGCCTACTGGAAGCACACTTCTAGCCAACTCACGAGCCAGTCCAGAGTCTTCTTTTCCTAGCAAACTTGCATATTCTTTATAAGCATTATGAAAGCTACGTTGGAAGGCATGTTGTACACCGCGTTTTTCTTCAAAGCCCCATTCAGCATCTTCACGACCCTGCTTGTTAGTTGTGCTTTGCTTTTGGATTTGTTCTAGTTCGGGAATGTAAAACTCATCTGTAAGCACACTATAACGAGCACTATATTCGTTCATGCTGGCAGTACGATGCCGTACAAGTTGTCGCATAACGAAGATAGGAAGTTTAATGTGAAACTTTACTTCGCACATCTCAAATGGTGTTGTGTGTTCATGACGCATTAGATAACGGATTAGGTTTCTATCGTCTTGAACTTGTTTTGTGCCAGCACCATAGCTAACACGAGCAGCCTGAACAATAGCGTTATCACTGCCCATATGGTCAACAAGACCTACAAAACCATGATCCAATACTGGAACATAGTTCGTATCTTTTTCAAAATCAATTTCAGTTCTTAGTGTCATTTTCATCGCCAAATTGGCTAGTTAATAAAGTTCTTACATATTGAATAACTTTGCCTTTGATTTTAGCACTGTCAATAAAAACTTCAATGTCTTGTACCTGTTCTTTTAAATGTTCAAGTCCCTGTGCCTTTAAAACTTCTCTGGCATCTTTCATGCCCGATAGTTCTTCTTGACTAAATTCTAAAGTATTCCCATCATTCAATTTTAGTTGAATGTGTGTGATGTATTCTATTGGAACTTCTTCCATGACCACATCTTTAAGGATCTCTTCAAAACTTCGATCCTTTCTCCTAATTGCCATGTCGTGGGTTCCTTAATTACTTTTTTTTAGTATATTTTCTTTTAACTTTAACCTCTGGATCTGCGGTAACAGATTCTTTAACAGTAGTTTTAGTTTTACTTGGATCAAGTGCTTCAGCTTCAGCTAATAATCGCTGTGATTCTTTGTGAAAGAATGACGCTTGACTACGCATTTGATTGGCAATTTTTGTATCGTCAAGTACACCAGCTGGAGTGCTTGTTCCCTCATCAGCAGAAATATCTCCACTTGTCGATTTACTGTCCTTGTTTAAAGATGATAATTGTTTATTAAGATCATGTAAACTAATCTTAATTTCTCTTGTGGGCATCATAGTGACTTCACTGGTGGGAAGTTTTTTCATCCAACCACTTAGGTGCATGGCTTCCAGCATATTTCTACCATCATGAAGAGTACTGCGTGTGGCATACTTGAAGAAATCCATATCTTCTTGCGCCGCCGCACTTTCGATAGCAGAGATCACATCATCATGATATAATTGTGGCAATGTTTCAGTTTCAACAACAAGGCAAGAATCAGTAGCGCCAGGGATTTCCCTGAACACTACAACACACTTCTTGCCTGTGCTGTTTACCTGCCCAACATGCTTGATAAATTCGGGCATAGTAATCTCCTAATTAGGCTTGCTCGGCCGGGGCTTCTGGAGCGGCTTCAGCAGGTGCTTGACCTTCGGCACTAGCTTGTTCAGCGGCAGCTTTGGCAGCTTCGGCTTGCTCGTTAGCATCCTTAAGGAAAGCGGCTAGTTTGTCCGCAGTTTGGCCAACAGCACCAATTTCAAAAATGCTGAATGTGCCACGCTTGACAGCCAACTCAACGGCTGCAAGTAAAATAGATAAATCTTGAATGTTCATGTTCGGTAACTCCTATATAATATACCATAAATATTTATAGTACATAGTCTTATTATACACTAATTAAATTATAAAGTCAAAAAAATAGACCCCGAAAGGTCTATAAAAACTAAGTTTTTTATGCTGTAGCCCTGTCTAATTCATAGTGAGCAGTGACACCAAATGGTGCTTCAATTTGGTCATTACCATGTATAATGAAGATTGTGTCACAGTAGTTTTCATCACCCCAGCTGTTAAACGGATATCCATCTGTAAACATTACAAATTGTTTAGGGTTAATGTCATTATCTTTCATGTACCTAAACGCACAGTCAAAGTCTGTACCACCACCACCTTGTGGTTCATATTCGTAAATGTCTTCTCCACTGTCGTCTGTAAATGTTACAGGATTGTACACTTCTGTGTCAAAGCAAAATACGTGGATACTGTAAGTTGTGTACATATCCATCATGCCCTTAACTTCTGACAAAAAGTCCTGTGCCATCTCTGCACTAATACTACCCGACATGTCAATGGCAATAGCAACATCCAAATGTTCTGCTGGCAACATACCTGGCAGTACCGCGCCAGTATGCCAGCCCTTGCGACTTGGTCGTGTAAAACTATAATTATTCTTTAAGCTAGACTCTAATTGGATCTGTAACAGATCCTGCCAACGCATTTTAGGAGCAGTAAATTGTTGGATAAGGCGTTTAATGCCTACCGGAGTGTTACCAGCGCCTGCGGCTTGAGCACTTTGAAGAACAGCTTCCTTGACCTCATCTCGGATCTTCTTCATTGTCTCGTCATCAATTTTGATACCCGAGCTGCCACTCTTGCCGTCACTGCCTATACCTTTTTTCTTGCCGTTACCATCAGCGTCGCCTTCGCCTTCTTCTCCAGTACCGTCCATGTGCATGTCCAAAGTAACTTGGATCTTAACAGCGTTCTTAAACAGCTCGTCATAGACTTCTTCTGCGGTCATGTCGCGGTACTTAGGATCCCATAGGATTGGCACCTTAGTAATCTTCTTACCTACATTATTTGTGATAAGCATGTCGTTAATAAGATAGTCACCGGCCATGTTCCACAAAGCAGGGTCTCGTTCTCCGCGACGTCCCATGTGGTTATAAACGCAATGTCCGACTTCGTGTCCAAACAGGAACACTAGTTCATCATCGTCTAGGCTGTTAATAAATTCTTCACAGTAGTAAAAGTGGCGACCATCTGTTGCGGCAGTCTTGCACCAGTCTCCTGCTTCTACAATCTTCATGCGGGTAGCTAAGTTACCCCAAAACGGATGCTTTAGTAGCATCTTAACACGAGCTTTAGTTAAACGGTCTCTGACATCTAGTTTCATATGTATTCCTTACTAATGTATATATTATATATGCAAAATATATTTGTGTCAATTACAAACCAAATTTTAATTTGAAAGCAAAAGAGTCCTGCTCTTCTTTAAACCAAATATATCTATTATGCATTGTAGAATAATAGTGTAAAGGTTTAATGCCTAGTTCTTTACACCAACTTTTTACTAACGCCCTAGAAACACCTATAGGCATAGTTGTCTTTGGCCAAGTAGTTTGAGCATGTTCAAAGTAGTCAATGATCATGCTTCTTGTAATTTTGTCAGTACCTATCACACTTCTGGCATAATCCAATCCACCATATACTAAGTCTACTGTACCATCCAAAAAAGGAATTAAGTCTTTCTTCTCTTCGTCAGGCACCCAGAAGTTTAACACTTCCAAGGCCTTTCGTTTGTTCTCAGATTCTTTAATTGGATACATCCACTACCAAGTGAGCATAGCGTTTAAAGAAGTCCGGGAAGTTCTTAAGCTTCTTGTGGTCAAAGGGCAAGTTGTAATTCTTAAGTGCTGTATGGGCACCCATAATAACCATCTCTGCCTCAAAATTATCCATCATAAACTGGATAAAGTTTTCACAGTTA